TAAGGCAGACGGCAGCACGACAGCGCTTGGCGCAAGCGTTGCGGGTAGCTTACTCAGATACGCAAGCACATATGCGTATGGCCCGTCAAACTATGGCATGTCTGGTACTGCGCCCTCAGGGACGTGGAAAGCTATGAGTGTCGGTGGTGCGTATAATTTTAGCACCGCGGCAGGCCGCGCCACGACAGTCACTCTATTTTTGAGGATTAGCTGATGAGCATCCAAATTACACAAGCACGCAATGCACAATCGCTTAACACTGACAACGCCCGTTTTGACGTTGAGATCAACCACCCGCAACACGGCTGGTTGCCGTATACGCTAGACCCGTCAGACGGCGACATGACCATTGACAACTCGGCGTTGCGTGCGTTGATCGGCAGCAATTTCACCGCTTACGTTGCGCCATCAGATGCCGAGATAAGCGCCGCCCTCGCTGCCGACGTAAGGGCCGAGCGCAATACCAAACTAGCAGGCAGCGATTGGCGTGCATCGCAAGATGTGACCATGTCAGACGAGTGGCGCACCTATAGGCAAGCCTTGCGAGACGTGCCAGCACAAGCAGGATTCCCCAGCGACATCACATGGCCCACCGAGCCGAGCTAATGCGTATCACTGAGTGGAACACAGCAACCGTTGTGCTGGCGTTGGTCGGCCAAGGGGCAGCAATCGTGTGGGCTGTGTCTGGCTTGGTGAAGGACGTTGAAAGCAACGCCAGCGACATTGCCGAAATTACGAGCCGCGTTAGTCAAATGGAAAGCACGGCCCACCATCAGGCAATCACAATGGCGCGAATTGACGCCAACTTAGAAGCCATCCGGGATGCCCTCGACCTCATGACAGCGTCTAAATAATTAACTTTGAGGTGGCGCTATGATTGACCCGGTAACTGCCTTTGCGGCGGCTAATGCGGCGTTCAAGGGCGTTAAAATGCTGGTCGGCGCTGGCCGTGAAATGCAGGACGTTAGCAAGCAGCTTGGCTCTTGGTATAGCGCTGTTGCCGACATTACACGCGCCGAGTCACAGCGGAAAAACCCGACTTGGCTGGATAAGCAAAAGCTTGGCTCTGACAACATTGAACAGCAGGCAATGGATATTGTTGTGCGCAAAAAGACTCTCCTTCAGCGGGAAAAGGAGATTAAGTTTATGCTTAATATGAGGTTCGGCCCGTCAACCTATGACGATATGCTTCAGATGCGTCGCCAGATACGCAAAGAGCGCGAAGAAACCGTTTACGCGGCGATGGAAGCTAAGCGTCAAATGGCTAACAACTTGGCAATCGGTGGGCTGTCTTTGGCGATAATCAGCACGATAGGCGGCGGGATTTACTTGCTGGCTTTGGCGCTGTGATACTCGCCGCAACGGTTGCGCTGGCTGGGCTGTTAGACCCGGAGACGGTCACCTGTCACCTGTGGAAGCGCCTCAAGATAAACGGCTCTTTGCAGTGTATTTACCGAGGGCCAAATCGGACGTTTTACACGCACTTCGCAACGACTAGTTTCCGCGAATGCGTCCCGACTTTTCAATGCCCATACTCACGCGGCAAAAAAACCCCAAGTGTCCAAGAGATACTTCGGGGTATAAAGGAAGGCTTCAGATGACAATAGCGATGGAACGAATACTAGCGTGGAAAATTCTTCCCCGTTTAATGATGCTAGTAATGACAATAATGTATGTGCGATGCATTGAGTGGGCGCTTTCAATGCCCGACATTTCAACGCAACAGGCAAGCCTAATTTCTGTCGTAACTGGCGCAATGACAGGGACGATAGCCGTGTGGCTTTCGCACGAGAAATGATTGCCGCACTGATAGGCCCACTGGTTGAGCTTGCTGGTGGCGCTCTGAAAAACCGCGCGGCAAAAGGCCAAGCTGAGGCGCAGTTAAAGCTCACCGAGGCAGAGGCCAAATCGCGCATTATGCTTAGCGAAAAAACATCTGTTGCCGATTGGGAGCGGATTATGGCTGAGGGTACGCAGTCCTCATATAAAGATGAGGTGGTCACATTTGCCGTGCTTGCGCCTGTTTTGCTGTGCTTCATTCCCGGCATGGAAGATACAGTAAAGAACGGCTTTGACCGATTGGCAGAATTGCCAGAGTGGTACACTTGGCTGGTCTTTACGGTCTGCACAGCCGCTATCGGCATACGCGGCAGTAGGCATTTCTTCGGCGGTAAAAAATGACCGACGCCAAGGTGCTCCCCTTTCCTAAGCAAAAGCTCAGCGACATCGATAAACAATTCATCCAGCTAGAGGCCCAGCGCGAGGAAGTTCGCAAGCAGGCGCAGCGCATATTGGAGAGCCGAAAATGACGTTTAAATTATCAAGCAGAAGTTTAGCCAAGTTAGAAGGCGTTGACACGCGACTGCAAGCCGTTGTGCGGTCTGCCATTGAGCGAACCGAAGTTGATTTTGGCGTAATTTGTGGGCTGCGCACTATTGAAGAACAGAAAGCACTTGTTGCCAAAGGCGCAAGCCAAACCCTTCGATCAAAGCACCTCAAGGGCATGGCTGTTGACCTTATGGCATATTGCGGGTCAAGGGCATCTTGGGAACTTAATCTGTACGACGAAATAGCCGACGCAATGAAAGACGCCGCCAAAGAACACGGCTTGGCAATTCGCTGGGGAGCCGCTTGGTCGGTGCCTGATTTGGCGAATTGGAACGGCAGCGCAGAAGACGCAATGAACAGCTATATAGATGTACGGCGCTCTGCTGGGCGCAGGCCATTTATTGACGCTCCACATTTTGAGGTGATGCAATGAGTCTATACAAAAACATAAACGCCCGGAAAAAAGCAGGCACATCGCGCAGCAAGAAGAAAAGCACGGTGTCGGCCAAGGCTTACAAAAACATGAAAGCTGGCTTTCCGAAGAAAAAGAAAAAGTCATGATTACCGTTTTTTTGCTGATGCTAATGACCGGCCCTGATAGGCAAGTTAATTCCACAAACATGGTTTTTATGGATTTGCAGCAATGCAATTTCTACGCAGCGCGGCTGGTTAAGAGCTACACAAACAACGGCGGTAGCGCAGAGCAAATTATGACTAGGTGTATTCCTCGCCAAGCAAAAATAGTCCTGCAGTAACGCGAGGAAACTCAGCAAAAAGCTTCCTAAAAAGCGTTGACAGATAAAAAATCATAGATTAACGATGGTGTTGTTCTTGTGGGCTTTTTTGCACTTTGGCAAAGTCTCAGATCGACTGCACCGCAACCCATGTATTATGGGCTAAAAGTATTCGATTAAGACTTAGGCTTATTTGCCGATAATTTTCATAAAAACAAGAGGTGTGGACATGGTGTCTCCACCTTTTTTAACGCCCGATGCTATTCACATGGTAATAATTATAAAGGAATAGTCAGGGAAACTAGGTTGACGCAACAAGTCAGTTGTGAATATTTAGTAATACAGGAGAGTAAAATGTATGAGTTAAACGTTACGCAAGACGGCATGGATGCCATGCTGAAGTTGAGAGAGCTACGCCAGCTTTGGCACCAGATCGGGCAGTTTGAGGATCTGCTAGGGCGTGAAGCTTACGGAGAGATTGAGACAGCAATGCTCAAGTCAATGCAGAGCTACGAGACACACATCATGGAGGAGATTTTCGATGCCACTAATTTTAACGTTACACCACTTGCGGCTTTACCTGCTGACAAACGGCCAGCACCAATATCGCTACAGAGCTAACGGCAAAGAGGTGCGGCGGGTTATCCCGTCGAATCTCGACCCGATTGCCTTCTGCTATCAGAAAAACGCTTTCTTCGCCGCTGGGCAGTTTGACTTGCCTATGCGCGGAAGTGGGCCAACGCTTAATAAGCTGATTGGCATGTATTACGCCCACTTAAGAGAGCAGGTGCACGCCTTTGAGCGAAATCACAAGTACATAAAGGGGTTTCGTCCAGAGCGTGAACAGCGAATCAGAAGCGAAGTTGAGCGCCATATTTTGCCGTTCTTTGGCAACATACCAATCAAGGAAATTACTGAAGTTGATGTTGCTGAGTTTCAAGAGAGCTTGGCAACTAAAATGCTTCCGCAATCAGTCAATCCGATTATTGGCGTTCTTAGCAAGATAATGAAATTCTTCGTCAAGACGCGGATAGACGGGCGGCGAGTGCGGGAGGGCAACCCTTGCCGAGATGTTGACCCTCTGCCGACAGTCGAACGCAAGCGCGGTTATACGCCAACCACAGCCGAGGTTGAGGCTACGCTTGCCGAGATTGACGACCTGCAGGGCGATTGCATGTTTCGGCTGGCGGCTGAGGCTGGCTTACGCTTTAGCGAAATCGCCGGTTTAACTTGGACCAGCATTTCAGACTGCACGGTGAAAATTACGCAGTCGGTTGTGAAGGGCCAGCGCAACAATAAGCCCAAGTCTAAAGCCGCCGAAAGGGTGGTCCCCATCGACACATCGCTAAACGCTAAGCTGGCAGAATTGCGGCTCAAGAGCGGCGGTGATGCTGTCTTTCGCAATGGCTGGGGAAAGCTATGTCAGCCGTCCAGCGCGGCGAGGAAGGTGCTACAGCCAGCGCAAAGGCGTGCCGGTGTAAAAGCCTTTGGGTGGCACGGATTGCGGCGCTGGTATCGCAACTATCAGGAAGCGCAGGGCGTACCACTGGCACACATACAAAAGCTAATGGGCCACGAAATCGGCAGCACTGTGACAGACCGACACTACACGGTGGTGCGCCAAGATGAAGTGATGCAGCATCGCGTGAGGGTGGGTTGAGATGAGGGGAAGCAACATGAAGTACGTAACTGTGGTGTGGTTTGACGAAGGCAGCGGCTTAGAACCGCATTATTATTATTCTCCATCGCTTTTAACGGCGAGAAATGAGGCTCATAATTGGGCCTACCAAGGCGTCGGCACAAGCAACATCAAGATATATAATTGCGCCGATTATCAGAATGCGCTTGGCATTGGCTCTTTGAGGCCCAAAAACCGTTACGAGCGAGAAGTACATAATCAACTCAAAATGTGGGACGCAGAATTGAGGGTGGGTTGAGCACTGCCTTTCCTTACCAAAAAGCCAAACATAAGGTATGGCCCACGCCATGCGACGTTTACGTTGAGATGTGCACTATGGTGAATTGTGAGCATCTGGCAGCGCAGACAAGAGGGTGGGCCGCATATGATTGGGCTGAGCATTGCTTAAAGCAAGCGCGTGATATTCCAGAAAGCCAAACCGCCAAGAGGGTCGCAAGCTTTGCGAGTTAAAAGCGGGGGTTCAAATACGGTTTTTCTACACCTAGACAAACTTAAGGGGAGCCGTTGAGGCCCCCCTTTTTATCACAAAAAACTCTGCTTAATTTATTGTGACTTGATTTTTAGGCACTAAGGATTTTAGTGCAAAGCCTTGCGACTTTCCTCCTTAGAATTGCGGAAGTTACACTAGGCTTCCACAAAGTGCCGATGGCTTCCCATGACTTCCAAGGTTTTTCTTAAGTGTGGGGACAGCCTGTCACACTAAAGATACTCCGATATTTGTAGTGTGATGCACTACAGCCGACCACGCGCTGAGCCGACAACCACATGCACGCCAAACAAGTCGCTGCGCTGAAAGGTTGACTGCTTGCCGCTCTTTAGCTCAACCACAGTGATTGACGTCTCGTTGAGCTTTACGCATTCCCTGAAGATGCCGACCAGCTTACCCTCAAGTTGGATCATCACGGCAACGTCATCGCCAACGCGAGGCGCGGCTGTGGGGTCCACAAAGAGCGTATCGCCGCCGAAATACCGAGGCTGCATGCAATCG